GATACTGCTCAGGAGCAGTTTGTACCTCATTTTGCTGCTCTTGTAAAGCAGGCATCTTGAAGCTTTTGGCCTGCATAAGGCGCATATTGGCCTCTTGCATGGCTTGCTGGGCGTCCATTTGCTTGTCAACGTCGCCGGATTCATAGGCTTCGCGGTAGGCTTTTTTGGCCATTTCAAGCTGTAAAGACGCCGTATTTTGGATAGATTGAACGTATTCTTTCTCGCCGGCCTGCAAAACTCCACGGATTTTCTTGTTTTCATCCATTAAACGCCGGGCTAAAGTGACAGCTTCATGCTGTTCCCGTAGGGCAGACTCCTTTTCCCTGCGTTCGTCATGGTAAACCTTCCGCATTTGGAGAATTTTTGCCTTGACATCATCGTCATAAGCCTCTAATTCGTCTTTTTCCAGCTTTTCGACGATCTCCTTGGGCATCGGCTTGCGATTTCTGTCCTCTGGAGGGGTATCGTCTTCAATTTCTATCTCAATATCAGTTGATTCTTCCTCATTCGTAGGCTTTTTTTGCTCAACCTCGTCAGGGAATTTGAATTCAGTTTCGTCCATTTTGTGGGACTCCTATTAGTTAGCGCGTTTGATGCCGCGGGGATCTTGAACCACTGCTTCCACAGAATCATCATTGATCATGCGGAACTCTTTACCGTGGATAAGCAATCTGGTGCCCGCGTGTGGACGGACAATCACAAAATCACCTTGTTTACACCACGGGCCGCTTGGAAAACGGGTTGCATCCTTATAGCAATCGGGCCCAACCTCCACTACAAATAGAACTGTTGCCAGTTTTTCTTCATAGTTAACTGTTTCCCCTGCTTTAATGATGCCGCTGTCGTATTCTTTGTCCACTTCTGGGATGGCACAAAGGATTCGATAGCCAGATGGCTTAGGCAGTTGCCTAGCTTTTTCTTCCGCTGTGGCCTCGTATTGATAAGAACCAACAACTTCAGGACGATCGGGGTTTGTGCCGATCAAAATTTCATTCATCCATTTTCTCCAAGGTTTGCTTCAGGTCTAATGTGTATCCCCTCGCGGTCAGCAGACCCTTAATCTCACCGCAAAGTCTCTTGTATTCCTCAAATGTTTCGGCTCTTCCTTCTGACAGAAAATCCTTCAGTTGAGAAACTTTATCGTCTGTTTGTTTGACGATTACATCTAACGCATCCATTAATCACCTTTTTGTTTGGGTTTTGTAAACGCTGTCTTCAATCCATCGGCTAGAAGTCTTTTATTGGTCATTTCTTTTTCATGCGTTTTGTCCGTAGAATTTTTTAAGAAATCGACGCCAATCTTTACAACTTCCATCTTTCGTTCATTTTGAATGTTGAGAGCTGTCTTCACCTTATCAGCCTGAATACGCTTCTCTTCAATATCTTTTTGCGTTTGTATCCGCATAGACTCAATCTTCTGTTGGCTCTGTTTGAGTTGGATATCAGCCGCATCTTTAGCCGCCTTGCGCTGCTGCTCCGCTTGCTTAATCTGCAACTCTTGTTGTTGCATCTGAACAATAGGATCTTGAGCTTGCTGTTGAGCTTGTTGTTGTGCCGCCTGAGATTGGTTCTGAGCCAACAAACGTTGAGCCGCTTGAGCCAGCATTGGTGCCAACCTAGCTTCAACTTCTGGAGACATATGAACTTCTTCGCCAGATTCATCCATCTGCGGCGGCAAGCTCATACCAAGTTGCAACTCAATCTGCTTCCTGTACTCAAAGCCTAGATGTTCATTGATATGACTCATCATCGCGGCCTGCAACTGCTGAGCCATTGGGTTCCCCTGTAGCAACTGCATGATCTTTGGATCTTGCAAAGCAGACATATGAACCGTAATGTGAGCCTGGTGATCTTGATACATGAATGCCTTAACGGGCTTCATCATCAAAATGTTTTGGTTCTCACTGACAGGATCTTCTGGCTTGCGGTCATCGTCCATTGGTATAAGTTTTTGAGCATTTTTAATGCCCATCACTTCCAACATTTGACGATGCAACAATGGCATGTTGTACATCTGTGGCGCGCCTTGGGCCAACTGCAACACAGCTTGATACTGCACAATCTTTTGCGCCATCGTTGACGCATTAGGATCGCTGACAGGGATAACATCAACCTTGTCGTAATCAGATTTCTTAGCCGAGGGTGTGCCTTCTTCGGGAACATAATCATAGTCATCAGGCGTGTAATCACGAATGATGTCCTTGATCAAGCCCAACTCTTCTTTCATTGCAAAGTGAATGCGCGCCTGTACAGCGGACATCACTTTAAGAGTCTGCTCCAAGAGAGCCAGCGTTGTACCAACAGGTGCGTTGGCAGACATATCGCTAACATTCAAATCAGCCGTATTTGCAAACCGGCGACCATCTTCAATGATCTGTTGCAACAACTGATACAAGGTTTGACTTGGCTCTTTGTAAGGCAAGGTCATCAAGTTATCTTTGATGCTGCCACTAGGAACGTCTACATCCCTAAACTCACCTGGAGCAATAGGTGTGTCATCACCTTTCACTCTCAAGCCGCGGGTTTTGAATCCACCCGGCAAATTAGAAAGCGTGCCTGCATCAACCAACTGGCGCAACAATGAAGTGCCCGATTTAGCAAATGCTCCAATTAAATGGATCAAGCCAAAAGCATAGAAACCAAACCCAGGTATATACGGGTAGTGAACAAAGTGCGTTCTCTTATGGCACTTCTTATCTTCTTGTTTCCAATTCCGGCGGATAGCTAAAACATTGCCGCTGCTCTTATCAATCGTTACGATGTAAGGCAACGCCAGTCCAGTTTCTTCGCCGTCTTCCTTGTGTTCAAACCCCTTAATATCAAGGTCAACATTCATCTCAAGAATCTTAAACCGATCATCTGATGTAGCTCTAAAGCCCATCTTCTCAGCAATCTTTTTCTCAACCTCATCCAATGCAGTCTCTGGCGTGCCTAGATCAATATCCCTCCAAAACCCTGCAACCTGCAATCGCTTAACTTCATTCTCTGTCTTACGCATAACGTGCGTAATACGCGGCGCAGACTGCAAATTACTCGCGCCATAAGGCACAACCAAATCTTCTGCCGGCACAAATATAGAAGCCTCTCTCTCAAGATACGGGTCATAGTAGATCTTCTTGAAAGCGTTACCAGCTAGGCCCAAGCCCCACAACATACGCTCATGCTCAGGCCGGTACTCTTTATTCTTTACCGTCAATCGGTAATTCATATCTGCCGCCACACGCATGGACGCATCTTTAGTCTCTGGCGTTTCCTTACCAATAATCTGCGTCTTTACCGGGCCAGCCGCTGGAAACGTAGACATAATTGCGTCCGACTGAAAACGCACCAACGCCTCAGATAAGAGCGGGTGATACACACCACAAGCTCCCTCCCACGGCTCACTGCGTTCCTCAATCTTCAATCCCAACAACTCCAAACCATCTACATAGGTTTGTAGCCAGTCCTTACGTGAGGATATGTCTTCTTCAAACTCGCCCAACAACTCACCAGACAACTCTTCTAAATAGCCTTCATCCAAATGCTCAGCCAAGTTAGCATCAAACTCGTCCCCGCCTTCATCTTCTTTGCCAATAAAAATCTCCAACCCGTCCATTCCAATCGTTACAGACTCCGGGTCTTCAATCTCAATCTCAATTTCAGGCGGCCCCTCTTCTAGAGCCTCGATACCTAAAGGTGCTTGATACAGAGATTTGTCCATGTTTGTGGCCATTGGTGTTCCTTAATAGTATGCGTAGGATCTACGCGATCTTGGCTCGTCTTTTTCATCGGTATCTAACCGCAAAAACCCGCCCTGCCGAAATCGAATCAATGCTTGGGTGCTTGAGTCCACCAAGTCATCATGTGATGAGTTTGGAAATGATGCCATCTGTTCAATTACTTCATAAGCCCACTTCTTATCAGGTGCCCACACTTTACCCGATTTGAATAGATCAGTCACGGAATTCAACCGCACAAACTTATCATTCCCCCGTGTAGGTGTGAACTCAGATACAGATATACCCATTCTCCTCAACTCAAAGATCAACGGAGATCCAGCCGCCTTAGCCTCCACAATAAAAGCATCCGGCTCCCACTCATGGTACAACTCCTGAGCCTTAGCCTTCAATTCAGGAAATTCCATCCTCTCCTGAAACGCATCCAGCAAAATTACATTTACATCATTCGGGTCTTCGTTCATATAGAACACCCCCCAAGTCGTACAGGCCGAGTAGTCACTCCGCTCATTCTTCGTAAAAGCCGTGTCCCAACTCTGTATCAAAAACTCACAAGCCGGCGGTCTTTCCTTATCCCATACCTTCCACCACTCCCTCTTAACAATAGCACCCTCTTCCCCTGTCGGCTTTTGCTGGTACTGAGCATTCCACTTCCCAGCCGGCAACTCCTCCTTCAAAGCCTCCAACTCATCCAAACTCCAAAACTCAGGCCACAACGGCTTACCCGACGGCAATATCGCAGGCAACTCAATCAAATCCCACTGCTCCCCCGTCTGCCTCTGTATCGCATCCTTTAACACCCGACCCGTCAAATCTCCATCCGCCCACCGAGTCATCACAATAACAATCGTCCCGCCCGGCTGTAAACGCTGCCGTGGCCCAGACGTATACCACTCATACACCTTCTGGTAAACATCCGCGTTATGTGCCGCCGCCGCAGCCTCCTGCTCACTATGCGGATCATCAATAATTAAAAGGTCAGCACCCTTACCTGTTACTGTACCCCCCACACCAATAGCAAAATATTCCCCCCCTTCATTAGTAGCCCACCGGCCAGCAGCCTTACTATCCTGCCTCAAATGCACCCCAGGAAATACCCGCGCATAAGCCTCACTACCAACCAAGTTCCTAACCTTGCGCCCAAACCCCACAGCCAGTTCCGCCGTGTTCGAACACTGAATCACCTTCTTCTTAGGAAACTTCCCTAAGTACCAAGACGGCAACAAATAAGAAGCAAACTCCGACTTCGTATGCCGCGGCGGCATGTTAATAATCACCCGTTTTATCTTCCCACTAGCCACATCCTCAAACTTCTTGGCCATCAAAGCATGATGCCGGCCATGTATAAACCCAGGCCACATCATCCCAACATAGTCCATAAAAGTACCCTGCGCCTTCTCCCTCTCCACCGCAGCTTGGTAAACCTTTATCTCCTCTATCAACTTCTCATACTGAGCCGGATCTAACCCACTTAGCATCTCTTCCAATGAATCACTCATTCAACTTTCCTAAAGTTAATGTACACAGGCCGGATCGTCCTACCCCTATTCTTCAATCTCTTCAACACCCCCAACTCCACCAACCGATCCACCAACCTCGCCGTGTTTCCAATCCCACCCTTACCCCTCATATCCATAATATCCCTAAGCGACGGACTACTGTGAAACCTCTTCCACCACTCATCCACAATCACAAATACCTCCCTCTGAGCCGGACTCATATTTACCCCCAAACATTCCTCAAAACTAGTCCTACGCCGCGGTGACATCGCCCGATTAATCAAAATCTGCCTGGCAACGTTGCCACCCTGCGTTTTCATGTTACTTAAAAGTTCCAAAAATATACCCCCCACTAGTTCATTCTGTTTTGTTTAGGGGGGTGTTTTCTGTAGATTTCCACTGGGCGTCAGGAATCTGTAAGTTAGGGGGAGGGGGGTCAGATTTAGAAAGTGATTCAGTGTGTGGAATAGTATGTAAGGGTTGAGTGGGACTCCAAACGGAATCCGGGGCGGTGGGGGTCGCGTCCTGCCCATCCGGCAAATCGTCTTGGGATAGGGTCAGTTCTTCGATCAGCGCGTTCGCGTCTCGCGCTGTCGCATCGGTTGCAGTGCTGTTCATTAGAGTGCGAAGCTTTGCCAGTAGCTCGTTCTTTGCATCGCCACTTGATTTGATTGTGTGCACTTCGCGTCTCTCGGTAAAGGCCGCCACCTCTGTAACAGTGCCCAGCACCTTAGCCGCTTGCACCTTGGTGGCGTGTTTAGCGTCAGGGTCAATGACTACTTGAACCAGAGAATGGATTACTAAATCCCTCAATTGCTGGGGCGTTCTATATTCCGCCGCCTTATTAGCTAACCTGAACGCTTCTATTTCCGCTTGAATTCGTGTATCTGTCTTAAGCTTGCTGGCATTGTCCCCGACTGTCTTAGGTTTTCCCTTGGACTTATATGCTACCCGGTAAGCCCCGGCACCTGTTGAACCCTCAGCCACTAAACGTGCGAACGTCTTTTGTTTATGGGTTAGCTCACCCGGTACAGATAGGATGCGATCCATAGGTATTGTGTCTAGTGCTTCCCTTATCTGTTTACGATTCATAGCCATGACTGCCCCGCTTCGCTTGTTGTTTACCCGCGCCCATTATAGGAACAAATCGGGAAACTGTCACCTATGCGACACGGCAGCGGTTTGCTGTCACCTATGTGACAGGCCTGGCCGGGTTTCCATGAGAGTATCCGGCCCATGGGAAGCACCCATAAGCCGACCCGGTAAAGGGTAACTAACAGAGGGAAACCATGAAAACCTACTATCGCGTGCAGTTTAAGCACAACCCGCAATCAAGGGCATCCGTTGGACTGTCCGCCGACACGCCAGAACAAGCACTCTACGAAGCCGCCAAGATGCTTGGCATGGATACCGACCCGGAAACCCAAACCTATACGCTAGCCCTTGAAGCTATCGAAAAAAAATCAAGCCTGAACAAATGGCAACGCCGAGAAATCGAAACAATGCAAAAAATGCAACACTTTGGCGCCAACTATATCGCCCGCGGTTTGTCCATGTTGCACCGCTCCGCGCCAAAGAAAAGCCAACAAACCGAAATCATGGCCCTTGCTATCCGCCTTGGGGTTAACACAAACCCAGAATTCATCATCTCCGACACTTTTGCAACCATTTGAAATGGCCACACCATGAAAACCCGCTCACTCACTTTTCACACCGACCCCGGGCACGGCTGGCTGGAAGTCAACCGCGCCGACCTTGACGCCTTGGGAATCACCGCCACCATTAGCCCCCACAGCTACCAAAAAGCCGCCCGGGTTTATTTGGAAGAAGACATAGACGCCGCCCGATACATGGACGCCGCCAAAGCCGCCGGGTATCGGTTGACTATCCGCAATCAATACGCCAACCCCTCACCCATCCGCAACCTACCCAGCTTTGCACCATGAAAGGCCAAACCATGACCAACCAAAAACAGATACGCGCCGCATTTTGGGACGCGCACCCAACCGCCGACCGCAAACGCTACCCAGCCCGCGACTGGACACGCGAAGACAAATCAAGCCGCGACTATTGCACCGATACCCGATGCGCTTTTGTCGATTTTGTCGATTCTCTCGCCCGCTCCGGGCAAATCACCGAAACCCTTGCAAACCGCGCCACCCTTTAAACCGAAAGCCAAAACATGAACCAAATTTTTACACCCGATGAACTTGCCGACATTGTCGATACGCTCGCAGACATCCGCGCCAAAATCGCCGACCTTAAAACAAGCGAGGAAACCTACAAAGCCGCATTAATCGCCGCTGAGGTCCAAGCCGTGGACGGAACCCTACACCGCGCCACAGTAAGCGAAACATTCAGAACCGCCACCGACTGGCAAGCTATCGC